TTTGTAGCCGTACCCCATATTCACATCACCGAAGATCAGTTTTCCCTGTCGGATAGATGCTTCGTTTACGAATTTGATACGTTCGCTGGTGGTATCGACCTCATTCTGACCGATAGACAGAACTACATTCAGCTGCAGTCGACCGTCTCTGGTTTCCATATTGATTCCTGGTTCACTGGTGCTGATCCAGCGGACGTTATTATTGTCGAGGACTTCTTGGACCTTATAAAAATCAGACAGGTTACGGAACCATCTGTCAATCCGCCAGAAGATGATCACATCAATTTTTCCGGCTTTTACATCTTCGAGGAGTGAATGGATAGCTTTTCTCTTTTTTAATTCTTTACGGGCAGTTTTACCCTCGTCAGCATAAACTCCAGCAACGGTCATATTATGTTCTTTGGCGTAATTGGTCAGGTACTGCTTTTGCGCTTCCAGGGATTTACCGTGCATCATCTGTTCAGCGGTAGACACACGGATGTAAATGGCGCAGCGTTCAATTTTACTTGGCATATTATATCACCTTTCTCTTCAATATACGTAAAAATGAGCATAAAAATAACAGCCAGCAGAAGAACATGAGTTCTGCTTGCGGTGGCTGCTCGAAGATGATACACTATATTTTGAACGTACTGGTGTATCCTTCGGGGCATTAGTCTTGAGCCGTTCCTGTTGGCGCAGGAGCGGTTTTCTTTTTTATTTCAGTAAATCTGCAATACAAATCTTTAAATCGTTGTAGATTCCCACACTGATTTCTTCATCAAAAGAATATTGCGTAGAATCTTCTGGCTCACCAAAACAGTAGACTTGGACGATCCGTGTCATTGGGTTGACAATCCAGTATTCACGGACACCGGCTGTCCGGTACTTAAATAATTTTGTGAGATAATCCATGCGCTGGCTGCTTGGCGATACAATCTCAATAATGAAATCAGGAGTACCGTTGCATCCTCTGTCATTCATTTTACTTGGATCACAGATTACAGAGATATCTGGTTCAACATAATTACGATCATCCTGATTGAGGAAAACGGCAAACGGAGCCGGATAAACTTCGCAGGAACCGCCCTTTGATTTGATATAATTTTGAAGAGCGGTAGTAAATAATGCAACAAGTTTCTGATGCAATGGACTCGGTGGAGCCATATTGTAGATCTGACCATCGATCAGCTCTGCACGCTGTCCATCTGGGAGAAGATAGATATCTTCAACTGTGTAAGTGTTTGGCTTTGGTAATGGCATGTGATCACGTCCTTTCTAAAAATAAAATTAGAAGTGAAGTTAATATTATTCTAGTTCTTCGTCATCTTCATCGGTATCAACGTAATTTTTTGAATAGTTTTCAGTAGTTGATAAAGATTGACGGTATTCTTCGGCTGCCATAGTTCGGTTAAATTCGGCAGTTGGTTCTATTTCAGTGACTAATTCTTCTAATTCATCTATTGTAACGTTGAAGAATTCTTTTCTCATGTTTACTTTGTTGACTCGCTTTTGATTTAACATTTCATGCAATTTGCTTTCCAATCCAACAGCATCATCAGAGAAAATAAAGCTATGGACATCAAATTTAAATGGAACAGATGCATTACCCAATTCATCTACACGATCCTGAGGATTAAGTCTTCTTGTCATTCCAATTTTAAATACATTTTCGCCAAATGAACCAAGATTGCTAATAACATATACGTTTCCGGCTTTTCCATTTGCAAGATTGGAAATTTCTTCTTTTTTAAGAACAACCTCGGATAATTGTGCTTGTAATTGAAGGATTCGAGCATTAAGTTGTTCGAGTTCAGATGAAGAGGCAGATTGCAACTGATTTTGCAACTTTTCTATTTCGGTATTATATTTAGATTCTTCTTTTTCTACTTTCTTGCGTTCTGCTTCGAGAGCTTTGCGTTCTTGTGCTTCCTGACGCATTTGTTCACGAATAGCGAGCTGCTCTTGACGAGCTTGTTCTTTTTTTACATAATAGTTATATTCTATTTTTACAGCATTGATAAAGAGATATTCTATTTCTCCGATAAATTTAGTTAATGTACCGGCTATGCTTTGATTCCCTTCAGCTGCAACTTTTAAGAATTTTTGAGTTACTTTTTTTACATCTCCAATTGATGTGTCGAGCTTTTCATATTTGAGGTTATATAAAATATTCTGAAGCTCAGCTCTGAGTGCAATAACCATTAACTTATAAATAGCTTGATTGGCTTTTGTAGTGTATCTGGCGGAATACTTTTGTAAAATAGAATCTATCTGCTTATCATTAAGCCTATAGGCTTTCCGCAAATCTTTTATATCCATGCAATGTAGCTTTAATATAACAGATGGACTAATTTCTTCCAGTTCAGATAATTGATTTTCGGGAAAGCGAAGAGTGCTTTGTGAAGGCTCATAATTCAAGTATTTATCAAATGTGTAATTGATGGCTTTCACGAGTTCCTTAGATTTATTTAGTTTATTAGTTTGAGTTTTTACATTCTTGTTTAATTTTACTTCTTGAGAACGCAATTCTTCTAATTGGTTCAAGATATTTTGACATTCAGAATTTTTTTCAGCGATGGATTTATCGATAGAATCCAGATGTTTCTGAAAATCTTCCTGAGCAGTCAGCTTTTTTGCTTCATATTCCTTTTTTAACTGCTCGGTCATATCAAGGATCTTGTAATAGTCAAATGCACCTAATTCTTGGAGCTGCTGGTGCATATTTTGATTATCGTTAAGTAAATTTTGATTTTCTGTTTTGAGTTGTTCGATTTCCGTTTTAAATTGCTTGATTTTAAAAATATCCCCTATTCCCATAAAGCATTCTCCTTTGTATTATTATATGATTTTAATAATTGCAAGATATGGCGTGAAATACACCACATAATTATCTACCCGTTTACAAATCCCGTACTTATTCCGGTAACATTCAATGCATTCTTCCAGAAATTCTTCTGTCACTTCCAGGTATTCTGCAATCTCAAACCGGTTCTGGCAGCCATGCTCAAAGGCACGTACCAGTCCGATCAGACCGATCTGCTTGTTGTACGCCCAGAGCCTTGCCTGACGTTCCTGTTTTCGGTTGGCAGCAGATGTCATGTCAAGAATATTGCCAACGGAAGTGTAGTGGTGTCCGAGTTCTTCGGCAAGGACACAGGATTTTTCTGTGGTTGTAGTAATATCCTGCCGGATTGCAATTCGACTACCTTTGATTCGACCATTATTATATTTTAGAGGTTTTTCTTTTACCGTGAGACCAATATCGCTGGCCTCATCTAAAAGTGCTTCATAAGTGTTTATTGCTAACACCCCCTAAAGATCAATGTAATATACAGAAAAATAATCAATTTTTCTTTTTCAAAGTATAATTTTCTTTTATAAAATATCCATTACCGCCCTGCCAACAATAGATTTCGACTTTGCCAATACTACCATCCGCAAGATAATATATCCGTCCATGTATAGTTTTCCCTGTTTTTGAAGATTCGCGTTTCCAAACCTCATCCGAAGATAATGGGGCAATTCTCATACTTAGAGGAAATTTAGCGGGTTTACCACTCTTGGTAGTAGGAGAACAAAACAAACAGCAAAAGTCATCGTGTCCAGATTTCATGCCTTCAGATGAAAATCGAGCAGTTGCAACATCAATACTGAAACGAGAAAAAATTTTATCCGTTTTGGCATGTTCTTTGATTATACTATTGATTTTTTTCAAGTCCTCTCTTGCCTTATTAAGATTTATTCCTTCAATGAGATAACACGGATCGGAATTAGGAGTATGTTTATAAACTTTAATGTTTGTAAAATCATATCCTATATTAGGGAAGAGCTTCATATCTTCGACAGTCACAGTTTTAACAGCAGGAACAGTAGGTTTTGACTTTGGTACTTCTTTTTTGAAAAAATTGAAAAATCCCATAAATTATCTCCTTAAAAATTATCATCATCCATAACATCATTATCTGATGTATCAGTTCCTTCAGGAACATCTATATCCGTACGTGCTTGAGCTGCGTTCAGTTGAACATCAGTCTCCATTTGTTGAAGTGATAATAACTGATTTGTGTAATCATCTACCTTTTTCCTATTTATCTCAAGTAAGTGTAAATAGCTCTTAAAATGAGCTTTTTCATAAGGAGAGAAATCTCGTATATTATCAATTATATCTCCTAAATCATCGCTAACAAAAGCATTGGCGATATCACTGTCACTTAACTCCCAGCCCATTAAGTCTCCGGGTGATACATGTAAGGCTTCTGCGAAAGCGATGATTTTAGATTGAGGTAAATCAACGAGACCTTTTTCGATTTTTGCAATCATACTTTTGTCAGCGTACCCCATTTTAGTAGCTAATTCTGATTGGGTTAAATGTAATTCAGTTCGTCTTTTTTTTATGTTTTTATATAATTGAAGCATGTTGTAGTCCTCCTTGAGTTCAATATAGCATAAAATTGAAAATAATTCAACATTTTTGTTAAAAACGGTTGACACAAATTCAACCGAATGGTATATTAGTGATGTTGAATAAAGTTCAACTTATGGGAGGTGATTGGTTTGGCAGATATTGAACTTTTAAAACAAAAAATTGCAGATAGCGGAATGACTGTAACGGCTATATCGAAAAAGAGTGGCATTCTCCGGGAAACCTTTTACAACCGTCTGAAAGGAAGTGAGTTTACGGCTTCGGAAATTGTAGCCTTAACAAAGACGCTGAATTTAACAAAGGAGGATAGAGATAAAATTTTTTTAAACGAAAAGTTGAATTAAATGACACTTTTGGGAGGATACATGAACGAACTTGTATATCTGAAAAATGATGAACCAGTATGTAGTAGCTTACAGGTAGCAGAGAAGTTTGGAAAGAGACATACTCATGTGATTGAAAGAATTGAAAAAATCATTGAAAATGACTCAACCGAAAAT